CGTTGCCTGTGGCGTGGGTATTGTGCCGATATAGCCTGACATTAGTTACCCTCCAGTGCGCCTAATCTTGCTTCGATGGAAGTTAAGCGTTGTTCAGTTGCAGCGCCTATGAACGCTAGTAGTTCAGGATACCTGATACCCAATCTAGTGCGCTCTGTTGCACCCTCGGGTGCTTCCTCCAGCGTGTCATAAGTGTCTGTGCGAGTATAGGCTTCTTTGGCTTCAGTTATGACGTTACCGTCTTCGTCAACAACTTCATCAACAACGGGAACTTCTGTCTGTGTTTCCCACCATGTGTTGCTCATCCAGAAAGCGTAGTTGCCAGCGTCCAGACCTTCAGCTTCTAACGCTGTTTGCACCTCTTGAGCTATGACGCCTGTGTGTGTTCTGGCGTTGTCGCCTTTAGCTTCTACGGCGTCGTTCCACTTAAAGGTTTTGAAGCCTGCACTTATGCGCTTTGCCGCTGCTATCTCTGCGTCGGTTAGAACGGCTATCTGTTGCTTTTCGTTAGCGTCTGATCCTGTGGTTACGCCGTTGGTAATAAAGGCGTCGTTGAAGCGAACTGACGGGTCACCTAAATCTACTGCATTATCGTTTGCAGCCCCTGATGCATTCGTAGCGTATAAGTTATCGTCTCCAATACCAACGCCAATATTATCACCGTGAACATATAAGTTATTGCCAGCAACTACCCCAATACTCCCCACAGTGGAGCCGTCTTTGTTAAAAACAACAATATCACCATCAGATGTTTGTCTGTTGAAATTAGCTGTGTACCCACCAGAACGTGTAGCAAACATATAGCCACTAGGGTTAAACTCAAAGCCAGTATTTCCAATGCCAGTGCTCGACTTACCCACCAGCAAGTTACCGCTGCTGTCGATAACCATGCGTGTTGCTGACGCACTGTAGTCAAAGAACCTTAGTTGTGAGCCACCGTTCTGTATGCTGTATATTTTAGAAGTGTTTGTATCATTTAAGACCACTCCAATATTACTACTAAGCCCAGAACCTTGGATGTTTAACATATTTACGTCAGTAACCGTGGTTCCACCAATCGACACTCGTCCGCTGCTGTCGACAATCAGATCAGATGTGCCAACTTGAAAGGGATTGCTTGGACTTGCAGTACCCACGCCAACCCGATTGTTCGTACTATCAACAAAAAGGGTGTTGGTGTCTACGGTCAGGTCACCTTCAATTGTAGTGCCGCCCGTAAACGTCAAAGCATCTGTGTCAAGCAACTGATAATCAGCAAACAAAATAACCACTAAGCTATCACCAGCAGAAGCTGCATTCACAAGCGTCACTGTAGTCCCACTGGAAACAGTATAGTCAGTGGTGATAACTAGACGTACACCGTTCTGAAATACTTGGATTTGCTGGGGGTTAGGAATGTCCATTCCAGTAAAAACAGTCTGTGCAGCCGTAGCTGTGAACGTGTACTTACGTTGAGAGCCGTTAGAGACTACAGGTGTTTGACTGCCAATGTAACCTGCCATTAGTTACCCTCCAATGCGTCTAGTCGTGCCTCAATCGAAGCCAATCGTTGTTCTGTTGCAGCACCAATAAATGACAATAGTTGTGGATAACGAATGCCTTTTCTGTTGCGTTCTGTGGCACCCTCTGGGGCTTCTTCGGCTGTCTCGTAGGTGTCAGTGCGTGTGTAGGCTTCCTGTGCCTCTACGCCGTTCTCCTCGTCTGCCTCAACCGCTGGGACTTCTGTCTGTGTTTCCCACCAAGTTGTGCTGATGAAGAATGCATAGTCACCCGCATTCAACCCTGCGTCAGTCATTGCTTGCTCTACGTCTTGAGCGATAACACCTGAGTGTGTTCGTGCTGCGTCACCCTTTTCTGCAACGCTATCGTTCCACTTAAAGGTTTTGAATAGCTTGCTAATTGCCTTGGCTGCTGTGATCTCTGCATCTGTCAGTGATGCAATCTGCTGCTTTTCGTTTTGGTCAGATGTTTGGATAGAGCCGTTGGTGGCGTAGACATCATCGAAGCGGACTGAGGAGGACCCCAAATCAATTGCGTCGTCTCTGCCAGAACTTGTGGTGACGTTAAATGGTATATAACTACTAGCCCCAGTATCAAAGCGCAAGCCAACATCACCTGTGCCAATCAATAAGTCGCCTGATCTTGCGTTAATACTCCCCACAGTGGAGCCGTCTTTGTAAAAGTCTATAATAGAGCCATCAGATGTAAGGCGGTTGAGTTCTAGTATTGTCCCTGCTCTTGCACTGTTAATAAGACCAGCGTTGTCGCCACGAATAGCTGTACCTGCAGTTGCAAGAGCAGAAGTAGTCTTACCCACCAGCAAGTTACCGCTACTGTCGAGGCGCATGCGTTCTGTAAGAGCACCCCCTGTGCCACCTTGACCGATTGCCAAAGTGCCCCCTGCATCTTGCGCCCAAATACCGTAACCACTTGAGCCGTCAATAAAAGCAAAGCCGCCACCGTAAGAGCCTTGACCACGAAATGCAGCATTATTCCAACCAGAATTGTTTGGATTAAACGACCCTGATGACTGAACAACACCAGAAATATCTAGCTTATATGAAGGACTGCTCGTCCCAATGCCAACCCGATTGTTAGCTGTATCAATGCTTAAAGGATCTCCGTTAAACCCTGCCGCAGATTTTGCAAGATCACTTTGGTTACTCATTAGGTTTGCTCCAGAATACTAAGAATAACATCCGTTGCACCAGATGCAGAAACTTTAATAATGTCTGTCGCTTCCATGACGATCTTACCATCTAACACAGACAAAGATGAATTAGCTGGAATTGGTACTGAGGTGACAATCTCTACATCTTGGTTTGCTTCATCGTTGTTACCTGCACGACCTGCCGTGTCAGACGACAGAGTAACAGTAGCTGTAATTTGCGATGATGTTGTGTTGCCTAAGACCAGACCAATAACAACTGTAGTTGTAGAGGCAGCTACAGTATAGATGTCGTCAAGCGTTGTGACCCCTGCCTTGGTTACAACTTTGAATGTGTTTGCCATTTGATATTATCCTCTTATCCTAAAGCAATCGCCAATGCAACGGCAGATGCATCTGCTGCAGTGTTAGCATAAGCTGTTGTTGCAATAGTAGTGTTGTTAGTACCCTCTGCCTGAGTAGTTCCTGTAGTAGCAGTATTAATCGTACCGTTTAAATCTCCACTAAATGTAGTGGCATTAGCCGTAGTGAATGTTCCTGCTGCTGCACTATTAGCACCAATAATAGTACCATCAATAGCACCACCATCAATGTTTACATTTGTTGAATCTTGTGTGGCAATTGTACCAAGACCCAATGTAGTTCTTTGAGCACTTGCATCGGCATCATCAAGAAGTGCTTTACCTGCTGCAGTAAGATCATAAGTAGCTGCCGTACCAGAACCAGTAAATTGAATACCTTTATCTGCTGCAGATGTAAGTCCTGCAAGTGCTTGCAGTTCTGCATCTAGTCTTGCATTAGCTACAGTACCAGTAAGCTGACTTGCATCAATACTTTTATTAGTAAGAGTTTGTGTTCCTGTAAGTGTAGCTACGGTAGAGTCAATAGCAACGGTAAGAGTATTTAAAGATCCACTTGTATCAATACCAGTTCCACCAGCAATAGTAAGTGTTTCACTATCTAAGTCAATGCTTAGTGCTCCACCACTGTCACCTTGAAAGTCTAAGTCCTGTGCAGTAACTTGAGCATCTACGTATGCTTTAATTGATTGCTGTGTAGCCAGATGAGATGCACTGTTAGAAACCATGTCATCTTCATCTTTAATTGACGTACCACTTATTGTACCATTCAGTACAGCACTTGTCAATGTTTTATTTGTTAGTGTATCTGTAGTAGCACGACCTACTAAAGTATCTGTACTGGTAGGTAGTGTAAGTGTACCAGTATTACTAATAGTACTAATGATAGGAGCAGTAAGTGTTTTATTTGTTAGTGTATCTGTTGTTGCTCTACCAACAAGTGTATCAGTACTTGTAGGCAGTGTCAAGGTGCCTGTGTTACTGATTGATGAAATAATAGGAGTTGTAAGAGTTTTGTTTGTAAGTGTTTGAGATCCAGTAAGAGTAGTTACAGTGCTATCAATAGCAAAAGTAACAGTATTACCAGAACCAGAGGTATCAATACCCGTACCACCAGTAAATGTCATAGTCTCACTGTCTAGGTCAATACTAAGAGCACCGCCTGTGTCAGCTTGAAAGTCTAAATCTTGAGCAGTTACTTGAGAGTCAACATATGCTTTGATAGATTGTTGTGTTGCCAATGCAGTTGCACTGTCAGAAGTCATTGTATCTTCGTCAAGAATAGCAGTAACAGTAGCACCACTAGCAAGAGCTAAACTTGTATTGGCAGTAATTGTAGTACCAGTAATTGCAGCAGCCGTAGTACCACCAATAACAGCACTATCTATTGTACCACCATTAATATCTGCAGTATCTGCTACAAGACTATCAATGTTAGCTGTACCATCAATGTATAAATTTTTAAACTCTTTACCGCTTGAACCTAAGTCAATGTCGTTGTCTGTGGTAGGTTCAATAACACCATCTTTAACTAAAAACTGTTGAGTAGATACACTAGATACGTCAATGCTAAATTCTACTTGGTTGCTAGTATCATTAACTACAACTTTGTTTAATGGAGTAGTAACACCTGCATCACCAATAAGACCAATTACTGGACCTTCTGCTGCAGTCCCATCATGTGCGTGTCCAGTGCTATTATTAAAAGCAGCAAGAAGTTGGTCAAACTCGTCATTAGAGTCTGCTGCCTGTATAATATCACCGTCTGTGTATGTAGACTGTCTTGTATAACCTGCCATTTACCTTCTTGCTCCTACATCAAATTCTAGCTGAAAACCTTTAAGTGAGTATGGTGCTGATTCCGCATTATCCACAACACGAAGTGCTACAGCAAAACCTGATCCTTCTACTGGTTGCCTTACAAGTGGGTTTGTCTGACCACCATAAGTAGCTGTTCCATATAATGAAGTTCCATAAATAGCTACTACCTTCGTTGAATCAAAAGGATAAGCTGCTGGTCTTGGTACATTAGGATCTTCATAATCATACCGCAAAAACAAATCAGAGTTTACAAGACCTGTTGGTGAATAGTTAATAATAACCCTTTGAAAGTTTTTACGTATACCTGCATCACCTGCTGTAAGATCTGGACTACGATAACGACCTATAATATTTGTACCGTCAAACTTGTTAGTTTTTTCTTGTCTATACACATAGCCATCATAACCACCATGTAATATAAACGTATCACCCTGAACACTTATTGAATCTGTACAAGCTGGCTGAATACCTTTTAGTTTAGCAAACTCATATCCCTGAGCTTTTCTTACTGCAATAACTCCAATTGTTGTAGATTCAAGTTGACTATTTGGTTTAGAAAAGAAAATGCGATACTGTGTTTTATCTGGAATAACTACACTGTTAAAGTCGTCAACATCAGTTTCACCTTCAAATAATTCTTGTATAGGTTTACTAATAGTACCAAGTTCTACGTCATTAATTTTAGCTGTACCTGCAACTGTACGTAAACCATCACGACCAAGAAATATTATTTCACCTGCAAGTTCTTGTACAGTAAAGCCGTTAAGACATCCAATGTCTCTAGTTACTGGTTGCAATACAAAGTCTGCAATAGTATTTCCTACAAGTTTATATATACGTTCTTCTGCAAAGATAAACAGTTCATCACGAAATGGAAACAATGCTGTAACTTTACTGTCAACTCGTATTGAACCTGAACCATTAGCCGGACTAAAATCATTATCGGTATACGGT